AGAATAATATTTAAAGATATTTTACAAGAGTGGAGAGATATAAATGAAAATACCAGTCTATCCACATTACAAATAAATAATCATGATTTATTAACTTTTGAACAATATGTAATAAGACATTTTCAAGGATTAACTCATGATAGAGTGCTAATAGGAACACCATTAAACAAAACATACTTGCAGAGATTACAACCATATCTTGGACCAGGTGGTAAACCCCCCGTTTCAGCATATTTTTTGGGCGACTTCTACAATTTCATAGCAGGCAAGGATAATATTAGTCGTTGGGAAGCATGGAAGGAATTTATTAAAGGTATTGGCTGTAATTTTAAAATGCAGGTAAATGGAAATTCTGTGAATCAATTGCCTAATTTGCCCGAATATGAATTTCAGGTATTTTTTATAGAGGATTTAGAATGCGAAACACCTGCAACAATTCAGATTATTGAACATAAAGAATTTACAACAGCAAAAAGATTCAAGTGGCTTTATTTAAAATATAGAAGTTTGATATTTAGTGGTGTTGACTATTCCAGTGGAATAGTTTTTGATTCCACACAATCGTATCAATCGGATACAAATAATTCTGCTAATCAATTATATCCAAGTCTATTATTAACTTTCGATAACAAAGTTTTAGCTTATGACAATGGAGTTAATTCAGAAATAACTCTTGTAAGAGAATCCGATTTTACTGAATTAGATTTAACACAATATGCTTATGATTTTACACCGGGTATTGGCATAGGTAAATTATATCCTTTAGATGAAGCAGATGGTGGTGGAATGGCATATTCTCAATGCATGATGTGTACCGTAGCAAATGAGCCACCTCCAACATCAAACATAGATTTTTACTATCATATTCCAGTCAACAAATATGCAATTGTAAATTATAAACGATATTTGAATGGACTACAAAAAGCAAAACAGTTTAAAGTTGTATTCAATGAGTCAACAAATTTGAAATTATGGAAGACAATTAAAGTCAATGATGGCAATGGTGAAGAATTGTATTATATAAGCGCAATTAGAGATATAGATTTGAGAAATGAAACTGCTGAAATTGAATGTATAAAACTTAAAAGATTAAGCACAAGAGAATAATAAGATTACATTTTCCTTTACAAATAAATTAAATGGCAACAAAATACGTTAATGGAGTTGGTAAACCAAGATTTGAGATTAGGAATGTAGGTAGCCCCAACGCTATTGAATTAATAGATTTACCGATGACATTACAGCCAAACGGATTAAAAGAGGAATGGTGGCAACAAACATTACGTGCTACGGTAATATCTCCATCGCTTTTAAATTATACTCAAAGAAAATTAGTAAGGAATTTGGGTTGGAATGTTTTTTTCTCGTTTGACTATGAAGCTTGGATGGTCAAAGAAAATATTATGTTGCTAAAAAAACTTCTTGATTACTCAGGATTTGGTTATGAAATATGGTTAATCCCAAGAGTTGATTATTTATCAAGAAAATTTAAAGTAATATTAACAGACGATACTACAATAACGATTCAGAATTTAGAAGGTGGAATAGAATCCGTAGGAAATAGAAGCATTACATTTTCATTTGAAAATGCTGAAATATTACCTGCTCTTGATATAAGAGACCCTGAACAAGCAGATTGGTGTTCCTCATTTCGACATCCACGAAGTATTACATTTGGTGATGGTGAAACAATATAACGTTTATGATTCATTTTAATTATAGAAATAATGGCACAAACAATAGCAATTACAGTTGACCAAATATCTGGTGGATATAAAACTCCAGTTTCTACATTATCCGCTTCTAATTTTACAGTTAGGTTAGCAAGTTCAACAGGAACAAACGTAACATTTGGATATTTTTCAAATGAGGGTAATTCGAATTATGTTTTAGGTAATTTTACAATTCCTGCTTCTTCTACTGCTCAAGGTGCTTCTGTTAATGTTGCAATCAACGGAACTTTACGCCCAGAATTAGGAACGTTTAGAGTTTATGCAGATAATGATGAACCTTGGACAGCACAAAAAACAATTGATTTAGCAGCAGCAAGATTAGATAGAGGTGTTGTTGGACAACTTGTAAATGCAGGTTGTGATACAATTTTTGGGCAAATTCAATATGATGATAGTGTGGCTGAAAGTTCAATCACTGGTATTAATCGAAAAGGTCTGATACATAGAGGATATGTTGATGATGCTTTATCGAGTGGCTTAAATGGAGCTTATTTACCTTTGAGTGGTGGAACAGTGAACGGAAATGTTACAATTAATGCTTCAAGGCTTAGCCTTGTTGCAACTGCACTAAGTGGAGAATCAGCTTCTGCTTATTTAAAGAGAGTAAGTGCTTCAAGTATGAGTGTTTATAATTATTTGGGAACATATCCTACTGGCAATCATTTCACTTATGGTTATCAAAATACAGACCAAGAGAATGTTTCTGTATTTTCAATGGGGTGCGATGATGGAGAAATACCATATATAAATTTCCACAATCGACAAATATTGAACTTCAGCGGAAACATATCAATGGCCGGTTATATGCCACTTACAGGAGGGGTATTTAGTGGTTCTGTCAGTGCTAATGGTCCCCGATTCATATTAAATAACACCCAATTTGGGAGTAAGGGAACAACAGGTGAATTTGCAAATGTGACAGCAAGTGGAATTACAGCTAACCAACGAGGATTTCATATTAAATCAAATTTAGCAGTAACTACTGTTGGTGATTTATTCAGTATTTTTTACAATGATACAAATCCTGACCCACATACACCATTTAGAGTGGGCGCGGCTCCTGATGAATCCGCGTATATTGTTTTAGATGCCTCTCTAAGTTCTAATCAGTTCACAACTTCAGACCCTGATAGTGGAGGTGATATAGGTGAACTTTCAACAGAAGTTTATGGAGATGGAACGTTTACATTGACTCAACCTGATAAGTGGTTCATAATAAAAGAAAATGGTGCTGAATATAGAATCCCAGCTTATTTAAAAACATAATTCAATTTTCTTAAATAGTTCTCTTATATTTCATTATACATGAGGAAAACATTGTTTGAGAATAAATTTAGTATACTTTTAGTATGGGGTTTGAATACATTAGGTGCAGTCCTTGGCTATTTAGACGTAGAAACTCTATTAAGAATGTTTGCTTTTGCTTCAGCAGGATTACTTTCTGTGTTGGGTATAGTTAAATGGATACATGATTGGTTTACAAAAAAAAGGAAATAATTTAATGAAAGTAGTTAAACAAGATAATGAATCATTTGATAGATTAATGATAAGGTTCAAAAACAAAGTAAACGACAGTAAAGTATTAAAGCTATATGCTGACAATCAATCCTTTACATCAAAATCAGAACGTAACAGAAGCAAAAGGAAACAGTCGAAACACAGAAAACAAATGATAACCATACAAAATGAATAACAGCTATAATGCACTATAACTACAAATAACAAACATAACTATTATTACCAGTGCTCAAAAGAATGTGTAGTAATTGAATAGAATGATATTGAACTAAATAATGGTTATAAAAGAAATCTGAATAGTATAAGGCAGATGGTGCAAGAGGTGGCACTGTAACCGCCGCTCCTTCCCACACATACCGATTTAGAAAACCGAAATCCGACGACTCTTTAGCCCTCTTTTTGGTATATCATTTAAAGTGTCATTTGTTAACCAGTGTATCGTCTGTTTAATACATCTATACAATATCGTCTACAGTGATACACAGTCGGTCAAATATATGGTAGGTATGAATATACTATTTTATCACCAAAAGGTTCTGTAATCAAAGCAGTGAATTACTGTAATAAACACAGTGGTATGGTATGCTATATATACAGATGGTTTAGGTGTATACGGTCAATGAATTGTTTATTTGTTGACTTGTTATGGCTGAATAGTGGTAATGAAACAACTGATTCAATGGGTATATAAGGGTATAAATTACTATTTACTTCCACGATGAAAATGGTACTCACTTTTGGTATATCAATGTATTAGTTTATTTGGGGACGACTGGTATATAAATATTGAATGGATTTACACAACAGATAAAGCAGATGAAACATTGCGACAAAATGTCCGTTTGACGTTGTTTTCGGTAGCTGGTTGTCCCCATCACAAAAAGTCTCACGAGAGAGACGGTTGTATTTTTACATAAGCAAATAATAACTATGCAAATTGAAACAATAGCGCAAGATGTGATTTCAAATGACAATTTAAGTGAATCTATTGTAGCTGAGAGTGGAAATGTTGTTGAGGAAAACAATGTTTATAAGGAAATATTCGATAAGTATGATTTAGACAATACAGAGATATACTACATTCAATTGCGGCTTATGCACCCTACAAAATCAATTGGTGAATTGAATAATATATTAGGCAAGAAGAAGGGCAATAATTACATTACACAAGTTCTGAATAGACCTAATGTGAAAAACGCAATCCGAGAAATTATGGGCGAACAGCTATCGACAAACCTTATTGAAATTCAATTAGCAAGTGATGAATGGTCTTTAGGGAAGTTAAAAGACCCACAAGCGAATGACGATTTGAAATTATCCATTGTAAAGCATTATAGAACTGTAAAGCAAGAATCAAAACAAGAAATTATTACAAAGAATGATGATATAGTTACGCCGTATGACTAAGTCGCATTCACCTTATGATTAAAAGATTATAGATAAGTGTTTCTTCGTTTCCCTTATACAGATACCCATTGGAATTTACATTTAGCGACAAAGAGTGGTGGGAAAATTACCAGGTCATTTCTGATAATTACCCAAAACAAAAAGAAATATTCTTTGACCCCACCAAAAACATAGTTGTTGCGGCTGGAACAGGAGCAGGTAAATCGACTCTTGCAATGGAATGGGCAATATATAAATCCATCTATGCTAAAGTAAAGACTGCAAATACTTGGATTGTAGCTCCTACTAATGAGCAGGTTACTGACATTTATTGGTATCAAGTTCTAAACAGAATAAAATTCTTAGATAGGGAGAATGCAAAGAGAGGTAAAAATCCAATATTTCTGTCAGCTAAACAGCGAAAGAATAAGATTTGGATTAGGAATAGGTTGGGTGGTGCTACTGAAATTTCATTGAAATCTGCGGAAGCTGAAAAATCGTTGGTTGGGCATAGTGTGCATGTAATGGTTATTGATGAAATGTGGAAGATTAAAAAAAAGGTTTGGACTCAACACTTACAACAACGTGCTAAAAGAGGAAATGCAGATGTTTTGATTATTTCAACACCAGATGGTCATGATTTCTTTTGGGAATTGTATGAGTTTGGCAATATACAGAGTCCAAAGTATTTACCTACTTGGAAATCTTTTAAGCTAAATACTTATGATAATCCAATGTACCCACAAGAATATATTGCGACAGCAAGGTTAGAATCATCTGAATGGGAATTTGCACAGCAATATGAAGCAAGCTTTGATACACCAACTGGTAGAGTATATATCAGTTTTGACCCAAATGTAAATGTTGCTAAAGAATTATTAATAGACCCCAATTTGCCATTATATATGACATGGGATTTCAATACTTCACCCATGACAACAAGTATTTGCCAGATTAAACCGGGAAATGACAATTATCAAAGTTTAGTAACAGAGAAAAAGGAATTGATGAAATCTATTAAGGATAAATCATTAACTAAAGAGCAAAAAGAAGCACTACAAATAAAAATTAATGAAATAAGCCGTTTAGTAACAGATTTTCCAATAAAAGAACAAAAAGAAGTATTGTATGTTTTAAAAACTTTTTATGTAAATAACACAGATTCCGAAAAACAATGTACTTTAATTAAACAGTGGCTTAATTCTATTGGATGGAATAACAAAATTCTAATATATGGTGATGCTACAGGCGGTGCAAGAACTTCAGCTTCGGATAGAACTAATTGGAGTAATGTTAGATATGCATTTCAAGAGTGGCAGTGCTATCATGAGTACGGTTCTTCAAATCCAGACCCAGTTGATAGGATAAATAGTGTAAACTCAAAATTAAAGAACGCTGATAATGAAATTGGCATATACATTGATGCAAACGAATGCAAATCTCTAATTATGGATTTACAACAAGTTTGTAGAAAAGACAATGGTGAAGTTGATAAGAATAGATTAGAAAGAATGGGTCTTAACCACGCAGTTGAAGGATTGGGTTATTTAATTCATAAGAGATTAAAAGCTAAAAAAGAAGATTACAAAATAGGCATAACTTGCTAATATTTTCATTCCCTTTATTCCAGAATCATAAATGAAATACATCTCTATTGATAAAAACTATAGCATTAAACTATCTATAGCATCAATAACTTTTCTATTACCCTTAATTGCTTTATTAATCTCTTTATTCAGTGCTGTTTTAATTTGCATTTGGAGTGATTGGATTTTTGGGCTAAAGTTGTTCTTTTCAAGCATTTTATTCTTAATCCCAAATTATTTTGTGTTTGATAAGTTTTTTGTTCTCGACAGTAATGAAATATATGAGCAGGAGAATAGATAATGAGGCTATTAAACGCACTTTTTAGCAAAATCAAGACTGAGGTAAAATCGAAAAATTTATCAGATGCACGTAGATATATTGGTGCTTCGATTAACATTCAAAGTAAAGTATCAAGAACACTGAATGGAGATACAGGTCAACCATTATATAGTTCATTATTTGAAGAATATCAGGGGTTAGCTTATAGATGTATAAACTTAATTGCTTCAAATATCGCAAATGCTAAAATCTTTGTATATAAAAAAGATAATCAAACAGAAAATAGTGAACCCGATTCACATTTATTCTTAAAACTCATAAATAACCCCAATCCAAAGTATACATTTGCTCAAATGTTGAATAGAGCCGAACAGAGGAATCAAATCATAGGTAATGAATATTGGTGGATAAATAGAAACAAAAAGAGCAATTTGCCTGTTGAGTTATGGCCTTTAAGAGTTACATACAACAATCAAATGACCGCTATAATTGATAACAATGGTATTGCGGCACAATGGAAATATAAGTTAGATGAAACTAATTTCAAGATTTATGAATCAAAAGACATTTTGCACTTTAAAAAAGACTCGCCACTTGATGATATTTATGGCAGTGGAGTAATCTGGGCAGGTTCATGGATATTTGACAAGCTAAGGGAAATAAATAAGTATCATTTAAAGTATTTCAGGAATGATGCTATGAAGAAATTCATTATAGAATCTGATAATGATATGGGTGATGAACAACTTGAAGAGGCAAGAGAGCATTTTGAGAGGATGAATGCTGGTGAAGCAAAAAACACATGGATTTTTAATAAAGGATTTCATGCAAAGGTTCTATCAAATACTCCCGTTGAATCAGATTACTTCAATACTTATAATTCAATACAAGATGATATTTGTTCACTTTTTGGAGTTCCGCCATCAAAAGTATCAAGGATTGCAGATGTGAATAGAGCAAATTCAGTTTCTGCTGAATATGATTTCTATAATGATATGCTAAAGACGATTGCAAATCAATATAGTGAAACATTAACTAAATTTTTACATGATAATTATCCAGAATCACAGGATTACATAGTCCAGTTAAAGCTTAATAGACCGCAAGATACTGATAGAGAACTCAGGGTGCAGGAATTGCTTACAAAGACTAAATCTATCAGTAAAGAGGAATTAAGAATTTGGGGTGAATATCCAAAAGATATACCGGATGGGGATTTTAGTTATTAAACAACAGATATTTGCATTGATGCGAACATAATAAAGTACTAAATTTGGAAAATTAACAAAACAAATATGCCAAAATTAGACGATTTTAATCGGATTGAGAATAGAATTCGAGAAATAAAGGAAAAAGCTTTGGAAGCATTAGATACATTAAAAGCTAACATGCAGGATAATACAATGTTTTTTAAAACACCAATTTTCGCTCATGGTAAACTTTCATTTTCATATTATTCAATAAAAATTGAAATAACTGTCCATTTAATCCTAAATATTGACCCAGCATTGATAACTGAGGGCTTAATTCAAACAAGCATTTATGATGAAGCTCAAAATAGATTTAATCATATTCCCAAATATGATATTAAAATTGATAGATTGGGAAATATTGGTACAGCATATAATAAAGATGAATGGATGGAACACTACTATGAAAAGGTAATTTGGGATTTGTATGTAACTAAAAAAGATATTACGCTATAAAAAAAGGGAGCAATTAAGCTCCCTTTGTAGTTTATTTTAATATTTCAATGTTGTATATGGTAATCTATTTTTATTAAACTTCTCCTTTTCTTCTTCAGTCAATTTTCGGGCTGAAATTACATAGTAATTAATAGTATCATTTATAACTAAAGAATTATCTCCTATTAATTTTACATACTTAACAATGGTTTTCATTTCATTTTTAATCTCTTCGAACGATTTGTCTTTAAATGATTCTACTATCTTTTCTTCTGTTTTCAATTTATTACTTCCCTTTCTTAAATAATGTATTGTAAATTGATTCAAATTCTTTATTATACGACTGAGGTTTGATAGTCTCTTTTTTATAAATAGTATAAGACTGAGAACCATAAAATAATCTTATCTCTTTATACCGATGTTCAATTTCAACACCACATTTCAGAAGTTTTTGTTCAAAATTTATTTTTCTTTTCATTTTTCTCTTTCTATTTTGTATTTATGGTTAAGTTATGGATTTCCTGAAACTGAACTAATGATTTTCCTATATCGTATGGAAAATGGTTGTTTTTGATGATTTTCTCTAATTTGTGGGAATCAGATTTTAAGGTGTTCAAGGATGGTTTGTGTGGTGAGAATAAACCTTTGGTTTTGAAATTGTTGAAATTGGTGACGATTTTGAGTAAAGTGGACATGAGTATATCTCCTTATTTTTTAATTACCGCAAATTACAAATCACTTATTGCGAGAAAATTACATCTCCACAGTTATTTTATGCTTATATTTGCAAATGAGTAAGAAAAAGACGGGTTGGCAACATGAGAGAATGGACTATATATTACCACGTATTGAAAAAATCATTAAACGTGGTGAATATATTTCAAAAGAAGATAAACCCTTACATGGAACAATACTCAAAAAGATTTTTGCTGGTATGGGTGCTTATAGTTATGAAGTTATTACAATTCGATATAAAACTAAAGACAAAAGGGGTAAAGTCGAAAGAGATGTATATAAAGAATATGATAAGTATAAACATTATTATAATATTAAAGACTTAGACCCTAACATTATATCGAAAATGTATATTAAGATGTGGCAAGATTTATATTCTTATTAATAATAAAATAAAACTAATGATATTTAAACCTTTTTTTAGATATTGTATTTACTGCGATAAAGAATTGCCAGACCCGGAAAAACGTACAGGTAATGGTGAGCATATTATTCCCAGAAATATTTATGGATTTTGGAAATCAAGAGATGTTTGTGAAGATTGTATAAAATATTTCAATGAAAAAGTTGATGATTTGCCATTACAAAATCTTGAAATTATAGGTGCTGTTAAAACTTTAGGTTTAGATAGTAAAAAAGTATTTGATAATAATTTAAAATATGAAGGAATAGATTTATATAATGAACAGAGAGTCGATTTTATTACTAAACGTGGTAAACCTGTAATTAAAAGTGTTTCAACTGAGCTGTATTCTCAATATAAAGAAGATGATTTTTATACATTGGGCATCAATGATATAAGGAAATCAAGAAAAAAACACATTCCGAAAGATAAACTTGAGCAAGAATTAGAATCTTTAAAAGAGAAATATAAGAATGTGGAGTATGGTGGAATTGTTCATTCTGATTTTCTAAAAGTTACGATTAGGAAGTCTACAGCGAGGACTAAGGGTATTGATAAATCAAATCTAAAGCTATTAGCGCCTTTGATTGCTAAAATTGATATTGCCGCATTATTTATGTTTATTCCCGTTGTTGAACTAAAAAAAATAAAAGAGATTGATATTCTACGTAATTATTTAAGGTTTAATGGTAATCTACCAGAATTTCTCATTACATATTTACCTATGTTCAAAGAAGTGGAATATAATAAATTTCATTTATTAAGGGTAAGATTTTTTGACAGTCTATTGCTTTTAGATGTATGCTTGTTTGGCTATCCTACATGGAAAACATCACTACATCTCACAGAACCAATAATATACAAACCACTCCCAGAAGAGCCTGATTTAGTTTTTGATGAATTCAGATTCGTTTTAGATTTTGAAGATTTAAATACCAGGAAATTTCATTTGTATTATAAGAATACTAAGACAAATGATGAAAGGGATTTTGAATCAAAATAGTTATTTATACACAGACGTTGGAAATCGTATAAAATAAATTTTAAAATATATATCAACTAATTGGATAGGTTATTATATTTTAACGTAAAAAATTAATAATTTATGGATTTGACGGTGGATTACGTGGTCATAAAAATGGTCATAAGGTGTGGACAAAAATGTTTAAATCGTTTAATTGTTCTTTGAATTTTTTGAGAGGTGGAGTGGCTCAAACCAACGGTAGGATAAACCAAAAAGGTTAAAATCCTTTAATTTCTTAAAGAACCTTAACCTTTTATGGAACTTGCGGAGAGGGAGGGATTCGAA